ATGCTTCCATCTATTACAACTGCAACATGATTCCATTCATTACCAGTTAAAGGGACTGTACTTGTAAACCTACTTGGGGTACTTCCTTGCCACCATTGAAGATAATAATTACCCAAAAGTCCTGAAGATAATCCAAAACCTTGATCATTAGTTATTAAAGCACCCTCTGCCATGACAGTTGGGTAAACCCACATTGAAATTGTAAAGTGTGTTGTTGTTGAAAATGGGGTAGGACGCATTTGAGTTGTAGATCGTCCAAATTCATAACTTGTATTTATTTTCCCAGATTCTCCTTGGGAAACATCTGCAGGTGTAATATCATGACCATTACCCGTAGAATCTACTGCAACACCAGAGAATTCATCCAGTTTCCAATATGCAACTAAATCCAATAATAATGTAACATCTATTGGTCTAAAAACATATTTTCCGCCGAAATATACAAGTTTTCCCGCAAGTGTAATTGCATAGCTCATGAATTATATTTTTAAATTATTGTGTATGCTCCATTACCACCATATTGTTTAATAACCCATATGTTATCGGATGAACTTACACCTGGTAAGCCTACACATATAAGTTGAACAAAGGCTGAAGCTGCAGCAGCTGCCGTAATAGATAATGTAGAACTATCATTTAATTTTATAAGAAAATCATCACCAGTAGAAATATCAAACAATAATTCAACAATTTGAGAAGCAGTATTAGTTTTAAATGCATATCCATCTGTATTGCTATTATTTAATTTATAATATGGAGCTACTGCATCAATATATTTAAAATTTGCATCTTCACCTGCTGTTGTAGAAGCATCTCTATAAGAAGCATCTATTGCGATATATGTACTATAATAATCAAAATCTGCGGTAGTACTATTTTCATATAAATTTGTATATTGACTTCTTACTGTTAAATTATCAACTACTAAATTTACAAATTCTCCCGTTGCGCCTTTAACTCTTCCAGTAGTATTAACTGGAACTATGACTACACCAGTAGATTCATTATAAATAACGTCTAAATAATTTTTAAATACGTTATTATTGTAATTATAAATTCTTGGAAATTCAGGAATTAGTGTCGTTAAATATACATTACCTAAGTTCATAATGATTGAGTTTTTATTTATTTTATATATCTTCTTCTTTTCTAATATTATCATAGATAGTGAAAATTACTTTTTTAGACATTTATATATAAGATATAATAATTTTTAAAACTAAAATAAAATGAGCGAATTAAACAATAATGAAGTATTTAATTGGGACATATACACAGATGGTTACAACGGTAGCAGCAGATTAACCCCAAATAGATCAATCAACGGAAACGATAAAAAGAATAAATGTTTTTCCCGAGAAGCCTACGCTCAACAACTCTTCGATATTTATACTAATCAAAACTCTGATTTAATCAAAAAAGATTTAACAAAGGGTGATGTGGTTAAAATTGCTGATATATTTAATGCAATAGATTCCCGTATAGATATTGAATTAATGGGTGGGCTTACAGTAACTATAGATATGGTTAGGGAAAAGAAATTTACACAATTATATGGATATGATAGTCCTAAACAGTTTGTAGATGCAGTAAAAGATCCAGAGATTGTCAAAAACTTTTTAAATAAAGGAATTTGTGCTTATGTAGTTGAATCTTCACCATCAGTTAAAATATCATTATGGCAAGGCCATCTTAAATCTGTAAGAGATGAATTTATGATACAAATTGAAAATCCTACCACTGCATATACAGCAAAAGTTATTGAAGCTAATAGAGGAGGATTTTTTGTTGAAGTTCAGGGTTTAGAAGCGTTTATGCCAGGATCATTAGCGGCTCCAAATAGAATAACAGATTTTCAATCATATATAGGAAAAGAAATTGTTGTAATGGTTGAAGATTTTCTAAAAGAAATGAATTCATTTATAGTTTCTCATAAAAAATATTTGGCACATATACTTCCAACTAAAATACAAGAATTAGATTTAAGTAAAAAATATAATGGATCTGTTACAGGTTGTTCAAAATATGGAATATTTGTTGAATTTGACGAATTATTTACAGGTTTATTACATACGTCTAAAATGGATTATGAAACTAAAGAATTATTTATTCAACGAATGGTTAAAACTGGAGAAACAATCGATTTTTATATATCAGAAATTACAAAAGATAATAGAATTATATTAACAAAAGAAAATCCAGAAGATAAATTAATTAAAATTCAGAATTTTATTCTTAATTCAAAAGATAAAATTATGGAATCAGTTGTTGCCGCAGTTATGAATTTTGGGGTTATAGTTACAATAGATGAATTAAGTGGTTTAATCCCAATAAAGGAATTTAAACGAAATAAAATAATGTCAAATAATTTTATTTCTGGTGATAAAATAAATATTATGTTTGATGAGTTTAAGGATGAAAAACTTGTCTTTAAATTACCCGATAAACAAACCCAATCTATTTAAAAATGAAGGAGCTTATGGCTCCTTTTGTTGTTGAATATATAAAATAAATCTTATATTAAGTGGAGTTAGTTAGAGAACATATAAATGAAAAATTTACAGATGATTCTGATCCTATAACAGATATGGGCATTGGAGAATATATTAATTTTCGATTTCTTAAGGTAGGTGATGTATTTGAATTTAATAAAGAATATATAAAATAAATGCATAAATAATGAGAGCAAGATTCGTAAATGAAGAAATAGGAAAGCCAGTAGTTTATAATAAGATTTATGATAGAAACCCTGATCACGATGTCGATGAAAGCGTAAACGAAAGATTTGAACATCCCGAAGAAGATTCTTTAGAAGATTATTCAGAAGCATTTTATAAAATGGATAAATTTATGCCGAATGAAGAAGGATTACAAAATGAATTCTATGATATTATCGAAAATTCGGCGCCAGAAGAAGTTATCGATGAATTAGTAATGTTTTTACAAGAATATGCTGATATTGAAACAATGGAACAATATTTTCCTGAAGGGGGAACTATTGAAGAATTTGCAGACTATATAAATCAAAACTATAATCAGCTATATCCCCGAAAGGCATATAAGCGTACATGAATGTGATTGCATATTACATATAATCGTTAATTATGAGAAAACCAAAACACTATAGCGTATTAGAAGTTCTTAACTTTTCCGAAGTCGGATTAGTATTTGAGTTTTATAGTTCAAAAAACTCAAATTTTATTGTAGAAGATCTTTCAAAACTTACTGCAAAAAATATAATACTTACTAATGAAGATAATTTCAATCCTTCATATACTAGTGCTATATTATTAAAAGAATATGAAGCTACTCGTTCTCGATATAGTTTATCTCTTGCCCGTCAAAATTATCACTCAGTAATTCCTATTATTGATGGAGTGTCTGAATGGATTTCAGAACATTGTGAGACTACTTTAGACACGCAGTTAAAAATATCTTTATCTTTTAATCATCGTAACTTAGAAACGATTTCTAGTATATCATTAATGAATCCTACCCGTCTTATGCTTAAATTTGATGAAAGCTTTGTTTATTCAAGATTTCCAGAACAAAGATTTTCACCTTATGCTTTATCTATAAAAACTCTTGTTCCTACAAAAATGTATATTAATGAAGCTGATATAGAAAAAAATATTAAGTATATATTAACCACAGCATATGCAGAATTTTATGGAATAAATTTTTCGGAATATACTCGTGGAATCTTAGAATGTAATTATATTGGCGGAAAAAATTATGCGGCAAAACCAAAAGAAATAAAAGATATTTTAGAATATTTTATTCTTAAAACATATCAAAGTATAAATGAAGAGGAAGATTTTAATGATTTCGAAAAAACCGAAATTAAAAGAATAACTGAAAACTTTGATATAATGCAACAGGCATATTGGGATCCAGAAATATTTTTAAGAGAGTTTACAGATTTAAAAGTTTTTATTGATCTAAAAACGTCTACACAAATGCTCAAAACGTATTGGACTCATATTAGAGATCCATTATTTGAAATGATAATTACCGGCGGTTTACGTAAAGGCGTATTTAATTTAGATACTGAAATAAGTAGATTTCAATTACGAGGTGGAAAATGTGGAGGTATAACTACAAAAAATATGGATTTCATATCTTGTGAATTAACAGGTGTATTAGAAAACTGTACTTTTATAGGATGTACACTTAATAGAGCAAGAGTATATAATTCAAAATTTGTAGGCAATAATAAAATTAATGAATCATATCTTGAAGGAGTAAGCGTTAATAAAGGTAATAAAATTACCAAAAGTTTCGTATATAATAATGAAGAAATTATTAATTGTGAAATATTTGAAACTGTAGTTAAATTTGCTACACCCGGAAAATATTTATCGGTTGATGAAAGTAGTACAGTAATAGTTAGACAAGAGGCTTTACCTCATAAAACAGAATCTGTTAATGTTGAAGAAATTAGAGATTATTCTTGGATTAAAGCAATGAATCATTCTGAAGATCAAGGATTTCAAAATATTTATATTAGAAAAGGAAAAAATGATATAACATTATAAAATGAATAAACAAGAATTAATAGAAGCCGTAAATGGTGAAATAACAGCTAGTTGTGCAATTCCTTTTTCATTACCAACTAAAGAAATTGATAGATTAATTGATCTTGAGGCTAAATGGATGTTTCGAGAATATAGAGATTCTGTACAAGATGCATGGTATATTTTAGATAAAAGGTACTATGGAACAACAGAATGGAAAAATACAAGAACATATCAATTACCAGATTGTGTTATGGCCATTAAATGGATTTTTGAAATGACGTCTGGCCAAAGAGTTTTTGGTATTAATGATCCAGATATGAGTTTTGATAGATTAATGGCTGCGGATTTATATTTAACGCCTTTATCTTCAGATCAAATAACATATAGAACGATTCAATGGAGTTTTTGGGATTTGGCAAAACAGTTTAATTTAAAAGATATTAATCATAACTTTAATCTTAACACAAAAAGATTAATAATCACCGGTAGAGATCCTGTAGAACATTTGTGGATTTCAACTTTAAATCAAATTCCTGTTGAAGATTTATACGAAGATCCTGTATTTTTAAAGTGGATTATTGCGAGAGGAAAAATGCAATTAGCAAGAATTTTAGGAACTTTTAATTATACACTTATTGGAGGTGTTCAAATTAATTATGGTGACATAAGGGCTGAAGGACAAGCAGAATTAGAAGAATTAAAAACAAAAATTAAAGATGATAGTCCAGCAGACTGGTTCATGATGTTTAGCTAATGAGCGTATTAATATCTCATATGGAAGCCTTTGTAAAACTAACTTCTGGAAAACAGAAAGAGTACTGGGAGTGGAAGGTTCAAAATGCTAAATTATTAAAACATGTTAAAACTAATGAAATTAGAAGAGATTATCCAGATATAGATTATTATTTAAAACACCATGAATATGATGTTAATTTTAAAGAATGTTTTAGAAATGCAGGTAATATGTGCATAAACGTAAAAAATGTTAAATATGTTGAAGGAGAAATATCATATAAAGGCATTCCATTAGATCATGCTTGGAATAAAATTGATGACAAATATTTTGATATAACAAAAGATATTTTATTTCCAAAAAATTCTGATTATGCAGAATATGTTTCTATTATAGAAATGAACAAAGAAGAATACATAAAATTTATACTTAAATACAAACATTGGGGTGGATTTATTGCAGAAAAATTTTTAAAAGAAAAGAAAAAAGTAAATGAATCCTTTTATCCAAGATTAACATTAAACATTATATGAAAATAAACGAATCACCAGATAATATTGGAGCATCAGAGTATAATGTATATACTCCTGGAGCGTATGCGTTTGAAGTTATACATAATATAGAAACATTTGAGATAATTGATGTATTAATTAATGAAAAGGAAGGTTATCATCATGAAATGCCTAAAGATCCTCATTCAATGACAAAAATATATCCCGGCCGTATATTTACAGAACAAAAAATATTAACATTTTGGACATATCCTATAGAAGAAGAATTAAAAACTATTATTAAAATAATTGAAAAGAAAAAAAATCTTAAAATTTTTAATAATGGGTGGGAAATAGAAATTTATGAAGAGGGGGTAATTAATAAAGGATCCAAAACATATTTTAATAATTATGATGAACTTGCCCGTTCATATTTACTTCCAATAGAAGATTTCATTGGATCTTCAAAAATTCCTGAAAAAAATCGTATTGATCATCTTAGTAGAAATAAAAGACCATACATTAAAGGATGGGGGTCAGATAAAACTGCATGGGATTCTAAAAACAATATTAAAACAAGACAGGCAATGCAAACATCTGAAAGTCAAAAAATTAATGAAAATCCAGATTTTTATATAGATCCAAAAACTGAATTTGCCGTAGAGTGGCTAGAAGGAAAAGCGTTGCCTTTTGGCTATTATAAAAATAAATTTTATATAGGAAGTGAATATGGTAGCACTCATTATACTATGCTACCTGCATATATATCAAGATATAAATATAAATGGCCTGGAAGAATATGGACAGAAACAAAAATTATATCATTTTGGGTTTATCCACCTAAAAAAAGTTTTAAGAGAGTAATAGATGATTTATCTAAGGCATTAGATATAGACATATATAATGATCCCGAATGGAAAATTGAGGTTCTTAAGAAATTAAAAACAGGGGAAATTTCTCGTTCTGTAAGAGGTTTTAGTAAATATGGTGGAAATGATGCAGGTGAATGGAAAACACAAAATAAAAAAATTATAGATTTTGTTCCCATTAAACGTTATATTGGTAGTGATAATGTATCAACAGAAGAGTTTTTTAGAGGACATCGCTTGCCATCACGAAAATATGGCGGCGGATCTAAATTAACTGCATGGGATTCTAAAAACAATATTAAAACAAGACAGGCAATGCAAACATCTGAAGGTTATTATCCAAGATTTAAAAAATAACAATACATAATCATATATAGTTAAGGGAGCAGTGACTCCCTTTTGTTTTTATGAGATATATAAATAAAAAAGATTAATGATACGTGATCTGTATACTAGAAACCCCGAAGATCCTAATTTTGTTTATGGTATTTTAGAACATTCTAATCCTATAGAATCTATAATTACAAAAATTAAAATGATTCTTGGAACTCGTCAAGGACAAGTTTTAGGAGATCTTAATTTTGGTGTTGGTATAGAAGATTTAATCTTTGAAACCAAAATAAATAAAACACAAGTAGAAGAAAAAATTATAAATCAATTTAATCAATACATAGTTGAAACAAAAGATTTTAAAATTATACCCCAAGTTTCTTTTGGAAAAGGAGAAGGCTACGATTATGCTGTCATTGATATTTATATTGATGATCAACGAATAATAGGAATTTTAGTTAAATAAAAAAATAAAATACAAAAATGAAATTATTTGATAACACAAGAATACGTTTTGCAGAATTATATAGTGATGCATTGCAATTTCTTAAAAATTCATATGGAGATCTTGGTCAATATTTTACAATGGCATCTCCAATGGGACAATTACTCCAAGTAATATTACATTATGGAAGAATGATTCTATTTTATGTTGAAGATTCTATCACAGAATTAAATATAAGAACTGCATCTAGACCAAATAGTATTAAAGGACTTGCTACATTAACTGGACACAACCCATCAAGAGCTATGGCAGCACGAGGAACCTTAGTAATTTCGCATAATGGAAAAAAACTTCCCGAAAATACTAATGTTGTAATTATACCAAATTATACAAAAATATCAAATATTCAAAATGGATTAACTTATACAGTTGTATTACCCGGAGAAGAAGCTCATTTAAATCTAGCAACTGTTACTAATACTGTAGATCTTAACATAATTCAAGGAACTATTGAATATCAACAAGCAACAGGTTCGGGTGATCCCTTACAGTCTTATAATTTTCAAAATAAAAAAGGAGCGTCTATAGATAATTATTTTATAAGTATATTTGTTGATGGTAAAAAATGGGAAATAGTTCAATCAATATTAGATATGCCATTTAATCAAGAAGCAGTTATGGTTAAAACCGGTCAAACTGGTGGTATAGATGTTTTCTTTGGAAACGGTTATAATGGAGCTACCCCAAGAATGGGCTCAACTATTTTAGTTGAATATCTTGTTACTGATGGAGATGAAGGAAATTTAGATTCTATTAATACTAATTTAAATGAATCTTGGTCGTTTTTATCAAAAGGTTTTTCTCTTAATGGTGAGGAAATTGATTTAAATCAAATTCTTACTACTCAAATAAAAAATGAAATTATGTTTGGTGCTCCAGACGAGCCTTTATTTTTAACTAGAATATTAGCACCAAAAATGTCAAGAAGTTTTGTATTAGCAAATCAAAATAATTACATTTATTTTTTAAGAAAACTTAATATGTTTTCTATAATAGATGCAATTCCTGGTTTTGCAACATTTGAGGATCAATATACACTGGATAAATATAATCAATCAAAAACTATATATGAAACAGTTAATGAAGAATATAGAAAAATAATCGCAAAATCAGGAGTTTCTGCTGTACAGGCTCAAAGTAAAAAAGTTGAATTGGACAATGCTCAACAACAACTATATTATTATGAAAATCAATTAATGGAACAGAAAAAAGATGATAACACAATTTATTTATTTTTAATTCCTGATATAAGTAAACGATTACCATCAGATCAAAATTATTACACATGTAATATTGAAACTTTTAGATTATCAGAAAATGAAAAAGTTAATATTTTAGATTTAATAGAACAAAGTGGACAAAGAATTTTAACAGTCGACAATCAAATTCTTGATTTACAGTATCCAAGATTTACTATTAATATGTCATTAATATTATGGGAAGGAACATCTTATGATACAGTAAGAGAAAATATAGTTGCAAAAACTGCAAAATATTTTACACAAACAACCCGTAGAGATAGAATTCCTGTATCAGATTTAATTAAAATTATAGAAGATATTGATGGTATAGATTCGGTCAATGTGTGGTTCGATGCAGATAAGAATAATTTAAAAATTTATAAAACACATTATGGTGTAGATGATTATGGTGACATTTTACTTGAAAGATCCGTGAAAGATGCATTTGGAAATAATGTAGGAATTAAAGATTTATATCCTGTGATTCGTGGTGGATTTGAAAATGAATA